TGAAACGCAAATCTGGTTCTCATTCTCGACGTAACTGTCTGGTTTTCTAAGCACAATTTCTCTTTGGCCGTCATTAAGCCAACTGAGTAATTCTTCTGCGGGCCACCTTACATTCGTGGTGTCCTGGAGGATTATCTCAGCTTTATCAATTATCGCTTGTGCTGTTATCGTTGCCATTCTTTACATCCTCCAGTCCTTTCTTGGCCGCTGTTACGGCAGAGATGAGTTCGCCCCTAGTCATGCGAATATCGACCTTTATGCCGTACAGTTTGCCAAGCGCCATAAGACTTTGTTTACTTGCCAGAAGTAGGTCTTCCAACGGCGAGTCTATCGTTACTTTTTTCCTGGCCGCTGGGCCTCCACTCGGCCTTTGAGGCTCCTTAACCGCTTTTGTTGCCGTTTTATCGGCAATGGAATGGTCCCATGGTTCTGGTTTAGCCTTTGATACAGAGGAATAGTCACCACGGTCAATAATAGCCATATCTGGCCTTTCAGCCAGTATATCTGTATAAGGCCATATTGTGCCGTTACTCTGTTTTAGCCATCGTTGCTCGCTCATTTTCCCACCCTCCTTTAATGAAGAGTGTCCCCTATTGAGGGGACGCTCCCTATTGCGTTAAGAAATCTGTGACTGATAAACGGTAGGCTCATCGAGCATATAACCCTCAACGTAAACCCTGATCTTACCCACTGTCTCGTCGGCTATGAACTGAACGTCAATCGTGTCGGAAGCTGAAAATACAACTCCGCACACAGTATCAACACCCCAGGCAGCGGTATGCGCCATGATGGTTGTTCCGAGCGTAACAGCATTAAGCGCGGCGAAAGCCTGCGTGCCTCCGGCAAGACCCACGTCTATGGTGCCTCCGGCTGTCCCCGCTGTGACAATCTCAACAACAACATTCTTGAGGACAGACCTTGCGGGCATAACAATCGCCTGGATTATATCCCCTGCGGTTAGCTTCGCGGCTGCCGCAAGGGTAGCATCGTCAAGAATCATCTGCGGGACATCAAGCTCACGGGACAAGACAAAATGCTTGTTGCCCTTGACCGCCGGGGCTCCGGCAGTCGACCCAATTGTAAAGTTATAAGTTCCCATGTGTATCTCCTTTCAATAATTAACCTTTGCGGCCATAAAGAAGAGCAAGCGCATCACCCTTTACAACTTTGTAGCCGAATATGTTAAGACCCCTGACAATATTGCCGAATGTGGACTGAGCGCGGAGAGTTTCAACCTCGGTCATCTGCGAGGCAAAGGTTATCCCGTGGTTAGTCCCGGCCATGATGTAATAACAGGTATAGGTGCCATCAGCGACTGTCGCTACGTGGTTAGAACTATAAAGCGTAAAGCGGTCAATCATGCCAAGGCGTCCGTTACGCATCACGCTCTGGTTGTCCCCAGCAAGAGACGCGTCCTTGAGATCAGACTTTTTGATCAGTCCAGCCACCCATGCGGGGATTACAAGCCATCGGCCAGTTTCCGGCACATTGGCCTCGTCAAGAACGGTTCCCATGTCGACAATGTAATCCAAAACATTGGTTTTGGTAAGCGCTATCGAGGTGCCTGGAACACCCAGGTCAAAGGCTCCTGACTTGGCTCCTGCAGCCACGCCCTTATTGGTGGCTGCAACGTCGGCGTAAACATCGCCCAGGACGAGGGTATCGATAGCAATCTTCATTTGTTCAGATGCGTCATTGCTCCACTGATCCATGAGTTTAAGGTCTGACTGGATTTTGTCCACGTCGTCAACGATAAACGCGAAATACTTGCCTTTGTTAATAGACAAGTCAACACCAGGACTATCAGGGTTATCAACTGAAAGATTCATGCCCTTGTAATACGTCTTGATGGTTATGGAAGGCACTGTCCTAATGTGAACGGTGTCTCCCATAGTCTTGATAAGTCCTTCGTAATCAGTATTGGCTATGGCACCGAAAACAGTAGTTCCATAGAACTTGCTGACAAGTTTCCCGGCCCAAATTGCCGGTATAAAGTTTCCGCTATACTGCGGTTGTCCCGCGCTGGCGGGGAAGGCTCCTGTATTAGCCATTGCTCATCCCTCCTATCGGATGCGCCCTTCCCTTTGCGCCGCAAAAATCTCTTTTTCCTGTGCCGCGAACTCCGCTTCACGGCCTGCAAACAAGCCGCGACGCTCGTCGTCATAGAGTTTCGATACTTCTGCCTGGCTGAATATCCGGCCAGTTGGAGCAATATCACTCTGTGTCGGCGCTCTGGATGTCGGCGACACTTGAGATTTGAGGTCTTTACGAACTGTAGGGTTGGGCCTAGAATGTGATTGTCCAGATAAATATTCGTTGAAAATCGCGGCTGCCTTCTTTGCATCAAACTTAGCGGCGGCCTGATCGAGTAGCGCTTGGCGGGGTATCCCCAGGTATGGGTGCGGTTGCGCGAGCCAATCTATGAATCCCCGGTCTTCGTTGAGTTGTGTAAAGCTGGGAACTGATTTTTGAAGATCGGCGTAAAACCTCTCTTCGCGGGTAGCGGTTGTGTCGCCTTTCAACTCGGCTAACGTGGCTTCGAGGGTAGATACCTTCTCCGCCATGGCGTTGTTTTCCCTCGCGAGGTCTTTGAACTCGTCTCCCCAATCATTAAACCGCTCCGGGTCAATACGCTTCTGCTGTTGATCCTGAGTGGTGGTGGTGGGGGCTGAGGTGTTGTTTTGCGCGGCTATCCGGCTTATCTCGGCAGTAAGAGCGGCTATTTGCGCGTCTCGCTCTCTCATCGCTTGATACAGTCTCGGAACTTCCGCATCGTATTTGCCTTTAAGGGTTCTGTAGCGCTCATCTAGCTTATCGTCTATCGGTTGCTGTGGTTTATCCCGTGTCTCAGGCGCCGTTTGTGTTTTGCCATCGTCACCTTGAGGCGGTTCAGCCTGCTGCATCTCCGCGAGGAGCCTGTCGGCCTCTGCTCCCTGCTCCGCTACTGATTGTGGAATACCGGCCATTACGGTATCGGTATTCGGTTGCACATCTGCCATGTTTTGTCTCCCTTGTCTCTCTGAAATCCGGGCCCCTAACGGTCTCCGGTTACTGCAACTGTTATAATCGAGCGCATATCACGCGCTTATAATCCGCCACGGGAGGAGAAGGAGGCGAACCCCCCGTGGCTGAGGAGGTAATACACTACATCCGATAGGAATTGGCACCTACCGGCGTAGTTTCCTGAGGGTATCTTGCGCTGTACCGGCGATGGTCAATAACTCCGATAATAGTTGGCAAGCTCCCTGATTCCAGTAAATATCCCTGCCGGTTCACCCCCACGTGCGTGGGGACAATACTAAAAAAAGCCTGTAATTACGGCACACGGACAAGAAAAAGCCCTTCGAAGTCTTCGACCGACCGCGCCATCTCTCCCCAACTACGAAACCGAAAACCCTGCTCATTGTCGCTCGAATGAATCATCAAACATCCTCCTCCCTTGGATTGGTCGCAGGCTTTCTCCCAAAGTCTTTCGCGTACCATGGCTGAAACCCTACCCACAAAGACACCCGCTTTCGGTTCCAGAAACCACCTTGTCAATTCACCCCGTAACCCAGGCGGCACACGCTCAAGAATCAGAACCACCATCGTTAGACTCCATTTCATCTGTTTCCAACGGATAGGCGTACCCGCCCTGCACTTCTCCTGTCGCAGGGTCCCACAACGAGCCTGGAAGGGCTGCGTCCTGGTCGAAGGTCTGCTCACCGGTCGCTCTTTTCTTCGGCAACATTAGAGCGTTTTGTATGTCAGGAATGATTCTCTCCAGAAGTCGGGTTGATACAAAAAGGTCGCGGCACATGACTCGTACACGTCGTTCCAGCCCCTCTTTATCTTCTGCGGCAGCACGAAATGCCGCTGGAATAGTTGTTTCTGCCTTGTAAAGGTCGGCGATATCATAAACGAAGGATAACATCTTGCCCGTATGGATGAACCCGAGCGCTGGCGAGAATCCGCTTGAGACAATAGCGGCATGGCAGATGCCGTAAAGACATGAATTGGCCGCCGACAAGGCCCTGTTAACCGGATCTGCATCGTTCCACTTGTCACGCCGGTAGCTGCGACCTGACCATGGCACGCCGGTTTCCTTGGCGGCACTGGCATAAGCATCCCGGACACGCACGCCTTCCATACCGCGGATCTGTTGCAGGGTCAGCTCCGGATCAAACGTTTCGGCAAACCGCATCTCATACAAACAGCGCACGACATTCAGACGAAAATCCACATCGGCCCAAGCCCGCGCTTGATGGAGAAAGTTCGCTGCGCTCCGTGTCTCACCCATTCCAACCGCGTAAAACCGGATTCCCTCTTCGCCGCACCAGGTGACCAGGCACCCATGGTCGGCAAGCACAGAGATTGCGGCATGCGTAATTGAGACGCCCGGGCCCAGCATGAGCAGCGCCAGATTGGCGCAGGGGACAGGCACCTTGCCGGATTCATCATGGATGGCAATGGCCCGGGCTTCCTGGTCGACGCGGCAATGCTCGACGTAGAGGTAGCTCCAGCCGTCGCTGAACTTGGGCAGAACGTG